CGAACATTACGGCAACTTAAAGAATACTTTGGCGTCTTCTTCCGAATCAAACCAATACCACCCATCTACGGGGTATGTATGTGTGTCTTTAGTTTCTTTGCGCAACTCGTATGCGCTGTATGGACCTAATACAAAATTTGGACCGTAAAGAAGCTCTTCGCCATCTAGCTTATAAAATCCGCTTGTATTTTCCATGACTTATCCTGTGACTGCCCAGCCTTTTGCCGTAGCTATTGCTGGGTTGTCTGCTGTTATTCCATAGTTATTAAGTACTGTAATAGTTTGACCTGATACAGTTGGTAAGTTTGTGTATATTTCATTAAGCGCGGTCGCAGATAATTTACAACCAGTCACTTGAAACGAAAATTTAAATGGCGTTGCTTGTATTCTTGTAATATTTGGGCATCCACTGAAAGTAATAAGGTACGAACTGGAAGACGTAGTTGCATTTAAGTTAAATGCGGGGACTGATTGTAAAGCAACGCTAGATTGAAACATTTGCGCTATAGTTGTAACCGCTGCGGTATTAAACAACGGCACTGACGTTAGAGACGTACAACCGTTAAACATAGTACTCATATTTGTAACCGCTGCGGTATTAAATAGTGGTACTGATTGTAAAACAAGGCAACCGCTAAACATAGAACTCATATTTATAGCTGCTGCGGTATTAAATAGTGGTACTGTAGTTAACATACGGCAACTGTTAAACATACTACTCATATTCGTAACCGCTGCGGTATTAAATAGTGGTACTGATTGTAAGGCAGAGCAAGCGGTAAACATAGTACTCATATTTGTAACCGCTGCGGTGTTAAACAACGGCACTGACGTTAGGGAATAACAACCGTTAAACATAGCAGCCATATTTGTAACCGCTGCGGTATTAAATAGTGGTACTGTAGTTAAAGAAGAGCATTGTTCAAACATATTACTCGTACTTGTAACCGCTGCGGTATTAAGTGGTAGCTGTACGTTTCGTAAGGCAGAACATCTTAGAAACATGGAACTCATCAAAGTCATTGCACCAACTTCAACAACTTTTACCTGCTCTAAAATAGAGGATTGGACAACTCCACCCACAGACCCAATAAATAATGCCGTAAGTGTTGAACAAGCAACGGCAATATCTAACGCTCCCGTATTAACCTGAACACCTAAAGTTACTGAAGAGTTTTTTACACCTAAATCAATAGATGTAAGAGTTTGCCCGGCTTGTGGGGTAATTGTAACAACCGTTATTTTGTATGGCAGTAATGTTGCCGAACCATTATTTGTTAAAGCAACAGGGGATCCAGCTGGTGTCGTTGAAACTTGAAAAGTATTTGCTGTTGCGTTAATAACAAAGTATGGTGTATTTGCTGATAACCCGGTGGTTGTAACAATATTATAAAACTTGACAGTCATCCCGCTGGTGTAACCGTGTGCAGTGCGAGTAACTAAGTCTCCTGCATCTGTAAGAGTTACCGGCGCATTAGTACCAGCAAGTGATGCACTGTTAAAATTAAACTCGTAGTTTGCCTGTGTGGCTGCGCCATAGTTTGTGGTTGTCCCGTCGCCATAGTTAATGGTATACGCACCGGAACAATTAGCTGCGAAGAAATTACCGCCATTGCCCACGCCGTCTCCGGGCCAAACTGCATATAAGCCAACAAGTTTATTGTCACCAGCAACGGCGGAAATTGCGGGCCAAGATGGGTTGCGCACCCAAGGTTGTGTTGCTTGCAATCTCTTAGTGTTTAACCCTGCATTGCTTGTGGTGGGCGATGCGCTAACAGTACGGACAGACATTAGGTAATCTCCGAACCATACAAATTAAATACTACGTTTGCTGTTCCTGCATAAACAGTTACAACGTCTGTAGCGGCAAGTGTGATTCCAAGCGTAAGTAATGTTGTGTTGTACTGTTCAACCCCTGCTTCATACACAACGTAATGCAAATCAGCCAGCGTAGCTCCTGCCGGACGGATAGCTATTCTATAGGTTGTGCTTGCCCCTGTGTTACAGATTGAGAGCGTACTGCATACAGCAGATGTTGCCGCAGGTACGGTATATAGCGTTGTTGCCGTAGTCGCCGCAGGTTTAACCTGTCCAAGAACTTTATATGCAGTTGGCATCTAAGCACCCATTAAAAGAAAAACTTGTTCAAAACCACCACCACCACCACTTGCGGGGGTCGTCCATGTTGGTACAGCACCTGCACCCGCCGAAGTCAGAACCTGACCTGATGTACCAGCCAAGTTGTTTGGCAGCAACGGCCCTGCAAACCTAAGACCGCCGGTGCCTTTTGGCACTATCTGAACGTCGATGTTTGTGTCAGAACCAGCGGCGGTGATTGTTGGGTCGTTGCCTGTTGTGCTTCCCGTTACCTGTAGGTAGTTAACAGCGGAGGCTGTGTGGGCAATGTTAAATTGCTGAGTAAAAGAACTACCCGCTGAGTAAAAAACATGAGCGCCAGTTCCTTTTGCGGAATACAGCAAATCAATGTTTGTATCAGAACCTTCTGCTTGAAGATACGGTGCTGCCCCCGTAGCTCGTCCAAACACGTTTATATAATTCACCGCACTAGCAACAGGCGTGACACGCAGGGATTCTGAGCCGGGTGCTGCGCCGAGGGAGATTGTGCCTGTGGAGGCGATACGCATTGCCTCTGAACCGCCAAGCTGCCAAACATGACTTCTAAAAGTAGCTGCTTGAGCTGCGTTGTAAATTGTAAAACCAGTGGCATTGTCACGATAAATGTCTGTGTATTGACTAGACGCATCAAGACCAATTCTGATTTTTGCAGCAGCATTGCTAACATGAAGAAGTGCGGATGGCGTTGTTGTGCCAATACCAACGTTACCTGACGCATCTTGATTAATAGACTTGTCAGCAGGGTATGTGACAAACACATCTTTCGTACCAGCCGAGAAAGTAACTACACTCCCAGCGTTGGAAGAGGAAAGAATAGTCGTACGAGCTAACGTACCCGCACCGACTGTGCCAATACCTACTTCCCACTCGTTTGTGGTTTGCCCAGCAATTGTGTAGTAACAAGTGTTGGTGTTGCCAATAGCTGAACTAAATGTCTGGTAACCCGTTACCGCACCATCAAGCGTAAATGCTCCCGTCCCAGCTGTTACGCTGGTCTCCCTAACTCGGTCTTTTAATACGAGAGCCATTTACAGCTCCTTAGCCCGAAGCGCTCAGCGTGTAGGTAACGTTAATTGTATCGCCTGATGTTACAGCTTTTGAACCCGCAGTAAAGTCACCTGCCGAAAACAAAACACCCGTCGTGCTGTCAATTGTGGAAGAACCACCGACGTTGATAAACGCACCAGCGACCGTACCAGAACCTGTCATTGCAAACGTAACCGCTGCGCTAGTAGCCAAGACAGAGGGGTTAGCAGTAGTTGCAGAAGCAAATAAAGGGGTTTTACGTGTGCCAGAATATGTAGGAGCGTTAGCGTTACCCACTTCCAGCCATCCTGCATGCGAAACCTGCGTATCACCATAAGCGGCTGTGCCTGTACCTTTCAAACCCATAACAATAGCGCCGCCGCCGGTGTTTGCAAAGTACGAATCCATCAGGCTTGCGCGACCAACGTTTGTTGTCAGGTTCTTGATGCTGTCAGACCACTTCAGGTTACCCTGCGCGTCAAAACACTCTGCTATGTAAACGCCCTTAAGACCAACAACCTCAGTCTGACCGGCGCTACGGATAACTGTCGCGTCAACGACATCACCAAATTTTGATTTCTCAGTACTCATGGAAGCTCCTAGTTAATGCGAATAACAGCGTTAGTTGAATCTGCTGTCGGGAAAGTTACGGTAAATGTACTTGTTGCTGTCTTATCCGAGCCAAAATTTAAAACAAAACATGCCGCACCGGTAGTGCTATTGTAGACCAAGGCACCCCTTGCTGTGAAGGCTGCTGGTGTCCAAACGGCGTTAGCAAACGAAAAAAATGCGGTGTTGTTCGTTGGGTCTAAGTTCGGTACAGTCGGTGCTAAAACCTTACCACCCGCCGTGTAGCCCGTGCCGGTAATCTCATCAATGCTTGTATATGAAGATGTTGTGCTAGACAGGTTAGCGCTGGCTGTATACAACGCAATCTTGTATGTGTAGGGCGTACCGGTGTTGAAGTTCTCCAACCCCTTGAGCATATTTAATGGGAAGACACCGCAGTATGTTTGTACGATCATGTTTTCACCGGCAATTTAACCTGCCCGTCGCGGTACGCATCACCACGCTCCAGACCATCACCCAAGCGTTTAAGCATCTGCATAGCTTCGGTAAACTTTTGCTCGTAGTAAGCAACCAAGTCTTGCTCGCCTTTCATGAACAAGATAGCCTCACGCAAAGCACCGTATAGCAGCGGAGGATCAAAGTTATCCCCAAGCCAGCTTGTGCCAGATGCGTTTGAAACCGTATCTACTGTAATGGCGAAGCCAGAACCAGAGTTACCAAGGTAAGTATTACTAACAGACAGAGCATCGTTAACCGCATAGAACGCACCACCGTTGTCAATAGTAATGCTTGCAACCGCGCCACCAACTACTTGAATCGTGCAGGTCAGGTTAGTACCTGAACCACCAGACAGCGGTACATTAGGGTAAACCCCATTAGCATACGCAGACCCAGCAGTAAACGGTGAGTCAAATGTCGTAACAACACCCTGAACAATCGTTGGTGGGTAGTAGAAGTAGTGCATCTCTACGCCATAGCTGTCGTTAGGCGTTGGACCTAGGATCACAGACAGTTCATTGGGGTAAGACAATTGTGAGCCAAACAAGGCGTAATACTTTGGCAGGCCAGTAGTAGCAGGTAACGAATACGCTTCACGGATGAAGTTAACGTCTTTGTTGAGCAGATACGTGTAATTACCTGATGCGTCGATAACAGCCAACGAATACGCAGCAAGCCAGTCATCAGGTAAAGACAGGTATTTATTACTAGCGGTCATCGTACCGGTTACGTTTTTGCGCAACGATGGTAAGTGAACGGCGTTGTAAATACGCTCTTCAGCTTCCTGTACAAAGCGAGGAATGTTTGCAATAAAAGTACTCTCGTAGTTCTGAGAGTAATCAATAATTGCTTGCTGAAGTTGTACGTAGTTCATCGCTTACGCCATTGGTCCACGAGCCATACGGCCCTTCGTTGCACAACCATTACCGCGAGTCTCAATGCCCGTTGTCTTAACGTCGTCACGGTCAGGGTTACCAGCGCTTACGCGACCAGCAAGTGTTCCGGGATTCATCTGGCTTGCAGACAGGGTGTTTGGATCAGGCTTACGGCTAACCGCATCCTTCATGCTAACTGGGCCACCTTTCATCGTGTGTGGCTCAGCATAAATGCCAGCGTCACCGACTTCTTTGCCCATCATTTTTGCGCTAAATTTAGCCATGATTAACCTCGTTTCTGTGCTGCAATCTTAGCCAAGTTGCGCCCCATCTTCTTCATGTCAGCGTTTGTTTTGCCGCCACCGGAAGTTGGTGTGCCTTTACCTTTCATTGCCGCAACGTTTGGACCGCTGTTGCCAAGGTTCTTGCCCTCTGTCTTGCCTTTCTTTGCTACGCCATCAGCGCCACGTTTATACATGACCAGCTCCTTAAGTAGTTGTTACGGTTACTGTACCGACTTGTATGTTTAAAATCAAATCATTTGGTGTAAGCGGAGTATCAGATCCTCTAGCACCGCCAACAGGGTACCAACCCCACTGGAATACTCTACTACCACCTTCAGGGTTTCCAGCTCCAAGAGGACCTAATCCTGTTTGGTTAATCTGCAAACCGCTA